CCGTTGGACACTTCGACAACTGACCGGGGGGCTATGCATCCATATTCAGCGTTAAGTGGCATGACGGGGAACGTGGTAGGACTGGCTGAATCGTCAATCGTTTGATAATATTGTGACCGATCCTTATATATGATTAAATAATCAGCCATCCGGGCCATGCCGGTTATTGCTTCAGCATCGGAATCAATCGCAATGCTCCCGTCGACCGGGAAGTACGTCGGATCCGGACCGGCTTCAGTTACCCCAGATATCCATTGATAATTTGGATACGTTGGGTTTCCTGCCATAAATACGCGGGTATCATTTTTCCCGCCGTAAACAGCATGAATAGTACACTTGCCAATCAGATCAACGTCGGAACCCTGGGTTTTGCAAAATGTTTCATGATACCATTCAACCGTCAAGTTATTTGTGCCAAGTCCCGGGGATGCGGTCGTGGTGACTTCTCCGGTTACGATATTTACTGAATAATCCGCAGGAGTAGCCAGTAGAACACCGTTTGCATATACGGGGCCAATGTCTTCGGCTGCGGCAAATCCTGTGGCCGATAACTGAAATACTGTGTCTCCGACGGTCCCGGAAAAAGAGTCAATAGCACTATAAGACAGCGAATTATACGCCTCGTAAACTGTTGAAGTTGTTCCGTCCGGGGATCTCCCCAGGGTTACGGTCGGCGCATAGCTGTTATCGCTATGACCGTCAATAACATCGACCGCGCCGGTTGAGTCTACATATCCGTATGAGCTTTGGTCATACCAAAAACAGGTATCGTTAAACGTGAAAAAGTTAACCTGATCGCCACTCATTGAATTATACAAAGAGGTTAACGCGCCGGTTGTCAAATGACATGAATATAACTTGGTGCTATGCGCGACCAAATGGATGGGGTCAGTAACACCCTTGCGATAATAAAAGTATTCCCCCTTTACGCCGCCAGCAGTTCCGATGGTGTTGACCGCACTATACCCGGTTCTTTTTGTCGGAACCCCGCCATCGTCAAAGTTCATGTTAAGCATATCGGGTGATTGATTTTCTTGTATCTGGTCGGCAGTATATGCCGTGTTCATCCCGCCAGCGAAACCGGTCGGAAATGAATATGGTTTAGGCTCTTTGACTTTTGCCGGGTTTTTAATTATCCTGGGGTTGTACAAAAAATCACCACCCCGTCACATTCTGGATAAATTCTGGATAATACCTATCCGGTTTCTTGAGAGACGCTTTTCCAACCTCATATTGGTTTGAAAACATCACGGACAAGGTGGGATTCTCGGTTACTTGGAGCAATGCGGCTACTCCCAACATGGCCACATACACAGCATCAGAATTACAATCTAATGCCTGGGCATCATCGGTGACGTCAACTCCGCTATAAACGATTTCTGTGGGAGAGCGGAAATAATTCATCGCATATTCGCCAGTATCGTACCGGCTAATGCCTATTTTGCTTTCTCCGTCCAATAAATAGTATGGAGAGTACTTTGTCCAGTTGTCATTGATCCGGCGGTATACGTTTTCGAGGAACAAAAAGTTACTTGGCAACGAATATAAAAAATGTGGCCGATGCTGTTGAACGTCCGAATCTGTACTAAACGCATACGGATAAAGCTTCTCGTTGCGATAATTGAAAATATAGGATCCTTGAAAATATAGCCGGCAATTATTCGCCGTGGAACCGATGCCAGTGTTTCCTTTGTATTCTGCCAACCAGGTAATCGTTGAACCGAGGATATCCGTAGACAATGACGTCCACACACCGGCAATCTCTTCTTGAACATTGACGGTTGCTGGACCTTGGCATTCATAAAAATAAGCCTGTGCGCCGGCCAACTCTATGATGTCGGTGGTGGAATTCGGAACGTGCCTTTTTAGCGCGCTGGTGTCATATGAATATTCATTATCGATTGGGTTCTGGACAATATAAAACACAGCGGCCAGTAGTGACGTTTCCCGGGCAAGGTCAAGCAAGACCTCATTCGTTGCCGTGGCTGTCCGAATTTTAAGGTCAGCCGTTTTTGATGCCGCTAACTCGGTGCCGCGTGAACTATATTCGTCTATGAGTTTGAGAACTCCTTTACGGAAATCTCCATAATTCATGAGAACACCGCCCTATCTAATATAACAATACGTAAATTCGACGTTTGAAGCAGTCGAGGCCCGAACCGATAAGGTACCAGATGAGGTTACCGCATACGGCGGTGTAAACGAACCACCAATACTGGAGCCGACGATCATACTACCGCCAGTCGAGGACGCGGTTGCCGTGGGATTGATAAACGCTATCCCGCCGCGAATATCTATTAAAATCATTCGGCCATTAACAGCCAGATCGCCATTGCCGGTGCTTGACGCCGTAACTGCACCGGATTCAGCAAGAGTGTATTTCGGTATTACGAGCAAATTATTCACCCCTTCGCGGTGTTCTGCCAGGATTTTTCCTAGCTTTCGAAGTATTGATCCGCTCTTGTGGTTGTGGAGCGGGTTGTTCGTTCTTGTTTAACAGAGATTCAATCGATTCTAGCCGGGTCAGGATCTTGAACAGTAAAGCGGTGTCGGCATTATTAGAAGCATAAGCTCGGATTGCTTCATCATTCATCATAATCCAATACCAATCCGTTGATTCATCAGGTAATCCATATTAGATTGGCATCCCTGAAGATTGGCTTGCTGCATCATGATATTAAGAGCATTAATGTCAAACACGCCTTGGGTCGTAGTAACACAGCCGCATCCCGGGCATTGAACCGCTACCGGATCATGCAAAAGCAACTTGGTTATTTTTTGCGCTTCCAACTGGTCAATGCGCGTCTGCAATTCAAGTTTACGAGCGGCATATTTGGACTCCAACGCCGTACATTGTTCAGTTTCGAACCCATACAATAAAGCCGCTTTACAAAGGTCGCATTCATCTGGCAAAATAAATTCAATGCCCATTCCTTCTGCCCAACCGATGAAATATTCACATGATGGACGTTGATGGCCGTATTCTTCATTTACCGCCATGTCAACGCCCCACACGCCAATGGTTTCAATGTCTTCGCCCATTGCTTTTAGCCATATTCCATATGCTATGGCGTAACTGATTGTATTCGTGAAATACCGGCGCGGGAACATTTGCAGTATTGCTTCAAGCGGGTAAACTTCACAATTAAGACCTTCAATGTTTTCGCGAGTAATGAGCGCGCATGGCAGTCGCTTGAAATAGTCGAGATTGCCGCCAAAGTCCTTGGCCATCTGTTCGGCGTCATGTATTTCAAGAACATATTTGAGATTCGTTAAAGTGTTCGGGTCTATCGCTCCAAAAATGCCCGGACAAGCCCATATTTCCCATCCGTCTTGATTGTACGGTGCGAGATGTAAGGAAGTTGGAGCCGTCCCGATTATCGCAATTTTCCTACCCATGTTAGCCCCCTTACGGGGCGAGCCGAAACCCGCCCCTGATTTTTTAAGTGGATACAGTTGTTACGCCCGCGCCCGGATGTACAACCCAGCCGCTGGAACCTACCGCAACACAAATTGCAACATCGCCAGGACTGGCCATAGCCAAAATGCGATTCGTAAAATTGGTGGTACTGAAAAAACATACTCCAGTACTATTGGTGTAGATTAATGCTCCATAAGTGGAACCCAAGCCATTGCCAATAATATATTTAATCTGCCCCGATACAGGAGCCCCAAGCGTAAAATATCCCGTGCTGGTAAGGGTACTCGACAAAAACGAGACCCCGTACCCCAGCAGGGTGGTGCCGCTCGTCGACACCCCGCCGTTTTTATCTTCGACAGTCTGGTAACTTGTAGTTACCGTCATGCCGCTTACGCTCGGCGAACTGAATGTAGGCGAGTACAAAGTCGCGGCGTCTATCGTGGATTCGGTAACAATGCTAACGATGTTCCCACCGCTATCTCGAACGTGATGGTCTGCTGCTGCCATTATTCATCCCTCCCTTACGCCGGGACTGAAGCGTATAGACAGCGCCAGTCAGCGCAACCGGCGATAAACCTCGCGCGGGCTTTGGAAATGAGATTGTCGGTATTTTCGTCGACATACTGTTTCACCTGAAGCGGGGTTCTATCTAGGAAAAACAGCCCCATTTCTTTGGCATATTCGCTATCAACCAAATACCACGGATCGTTGGTGGCCGTGCCTTTGGAAAGCATATCCCAAATGACTACGTTCCATCTTCCGGCGTGGATATTGGTGCTGTGATCGGTGGTTCCCGGACGGCCAGATTCGGTTAATACGGAATCCATGACCAGCTTTTTAATAGGGGCATTGTTCGGGATAATAATCGTGTCGGGCTGAATACCTACAAGGTTACCGTCTTCATCGGTGAACTTCTGCATTTTTTCTTCAGCGGCACAAAGATTATCGTAGGAAAACACTACAGTATCATAATTGTCACTATTGGCTAGTGCAGAGCCGGTGACCTTCGAGGTATGCGACGTAGCCGCAATTGCTCCGCCATCCCAACAGGTATTGTCCCAGGTTCTGCCGCCCAAATCAAAGGTGGTTGCTGTGATGTTGTTGAAGATGGCTGCTCCGAATTTTTCCCGGATTCTGTGGTAAGACTTGACCATGTTTCCGCCGTGAAGCTTGCCCTTCGACAGAAGCAAATTATCTTCTACCATCGCCTGGGTCAACTCAGACGAAAGTTTCCATTCGTAGGGTTCCAAAACCTTGGAGTACCCTTCTTGCATCGAACCGCGAGGATAGGCCGCGCCTTCTCCAACGGGTTCCATATCGCCAAGAGAAGTCATGCCGCCGTATTTTGCACACCAAGTGTCAATGTCGTCCATTCCAAAAATATCAGCAAGCTTGGACCTAGCTTCCCAAAATTCGTTACGTTCTTCCATCCATTTACGGATGGGATACAAAGATTTTCCATATACACTATCGTTTAAGCCACTGGCTTTCGAAAATAACATTTATATATCTCTCCTTTCTTTAAGAAGTAGTTCTATAATCCGGGAAGGTTCCGCGGACTTTCGAATAAGTGGACGTAGTGCTGCCATCGGTTTCGAGGATCATAAAGCCGCCATATCCGGTCGAGGCGGTCGCGGTAGGCTGCAAGCCATAAGTCGAAATGGTTACCAGGGTTCCGCGAGAAGTTGCCGAGACGGTTGCGTCGGAAATAACACGGTATTCAGCACCATTCGGGATTTCGTATACCGGAACAATCGGAGTGGTGGAACCGGCCACGGTAGAGGCTGCAACAGCTGCGGCCACAATGAACTGCGCCGGTAAACAGGTATAGGCCATAGTCAAATATCCATTGGACAAATAAACCACTTCACCCACGGCAAAGCTTTCGGCGCTAGTACCCTTGAGATCGTGCCGCATCGGAGCTGAAGCGCCGGTGCGAGTTTTGACTAAATCAAAGGCCATTTAAAGTCACTTCCTTTTTTTTCGTTCAGCGTTTCGTTCTGCTCGATAATGTTTAACAATATCTGCATCAGTCCACGACTTATTAATTTTGCGATACATTGTAAATATTTCAGGTGGTACGGATGTGGTGTCTACTGAATTATTGCCAGATTTCTCTGACTTGAGATGCTGCTTTGACTGCGCTTGCGATTTTGCTGTTTTGGCTGCAACCTTGGCCTGCTGATTGGTAATTAAGTCAAGGTTTTCTTCGATCCAGACAGCTTTCAGGCTTTCGCCGGCCAGTACTCTTTGGGCTACGATTTCCCCCATCTTGTCGATAGTGGGAACCATGTCGCCAAATTTTGCTTTCAAGGCCTCAAAGTCAGACGTTACTCGGTTGCGGAACTGTTCAGACGCTTTGTCGCGTTGTGTTTGAGCTTCCCGGTCAGCATTTACGCTTCGTTCAAGCGCAATTTCGGTTTCGCGGATCTGCTCTTTACGTTCCATAACCATTTGCTTGGCTATGATTTTGGCAATGCCCGGGTCATAACCTTCTTTAATTTTTTCCTTTTCAATGTGGGATTCGTATGCAGGCAATTCAGCTTTGGCCCGGCCAATCTGCTGCGAAACCTGTTTATACTTGTCCTCTTGAACCTGGTTAGCCTGCCGTTGTTCCTTCGCCTCAATTGCTTCTAAACGAGCTTTAATTTCTTTGGCTTCACGTTCAGCGGCTTCAGTCCGACGGCGTTGTTCGGCGGCCCATTTATTGAGTTTGGGGTCTTGCCCTTTTCGGGGCCGCTCGTCTTCATCGTCATTATCGTTTTCGGATGACTCATCTTCTGAATCGTCAATATCAGAATCCTGTTCGGCATCATCCGCAGTAGGTTCTTCAGACGATTCTTCAAATTCAGTGTCATCCCAATCTTCCGGTTCGGCGGAGTCCGGAATGTTTACGCCTTCAAAATCTTTATCCATGATATTTCCTTTCTCTTTTTGCGCGTGAGAACGCGAATTTATTGTGGCGGGTTATTTACCCGTGCGGAGGTCTTTGCCCGTTTTTACATTGTTGGAACCGGGTACCCGCTTCACAGAATCACCTTTGATGGTCGGAAAACCGGTGTTCCCTACGGGATTCTTTGCGCCACTATTGCCGCTTTCTTTCTTGGCCATTTGCTCACATCCTTTCTGGTGATGTGCGGGAGCGGTCCGCCTATACGCTTATTGCCTAATACACCGTTTCGGTGGAAACGAATATAGAATGTTACTTCGGTGCAAGGGTGTAAATGGGGTAGTGCCCGCCGTCCGTGACTTGGCTAAAATCAGAAGAATTAGCAACCATGGTTATAATGTCAAAAGTGGTGTTCTGAAACACATACTGGATGCTGAAATCAGCGGGGATCCTGTAGTTATCCCTAATCAATTGTTCCAATTCCGCGATGCTCATATACACCCGACCTTTGCGGTTTTCCATGTTATTGCCCTCCTGATCCTGCTCCCGCTATTTCGCTTAACAATGCTTGCTGATCTTCTTTACTTGCCGAATTAAACAGAGCCTGCTGTTCTGGCGGCAAGTGCTGTAAAATAGCGTCCTGGTTCATACTTTTGGGGTCTTGCGTTTGCTGTGCAGCCATTGCTTTTTGTTCAGCCATCTTTTTTTGAACATCCTGTAAAATCTTGGTTGACATCGGGAAGTTTATCGTCTGCATAAATGACCAGAATTGTTCCATGTCAATATATTGATACTGCGCCAGTTGGATGGCCTGCGCCAGCAACCAGTTCTTGTCTTTTGGCAGACCTTCCACTCCCGACACGCCACGGAAGACAAAAGATATGTCGTACTTCCAGCCGTTGCGGCCATCTGGCTTGAGAAACATATAGCGGTTATATTCCGCTGATTCCGTGTCTCCGCCAATGTTCTGGGTAATGTATTCTCCGCCTTCGTCATCGAAAGCAAGAATGCGTTCGAATATGATCCGGTATAGCTGGCCATAGGAGTCATTTTTATTGAGATATTTTGAATTAAGCCTGCCGCCGGACTGCTGAACCTGTATCTGCTTGGCTATTCCCGTGCGCGCTGAAGCATCATTCTTGCCCAGCCAAGCATCGGTTATGCCAATCGAATCTTGTATTTTTTGGTATAAATATTGAGCCATGACTAAATCTTTTTCAATGTCTCCAGATAGACTCACTGGCCCGAGATACTGAAGCTCGGCTGCATCTCCGCGAACCACTTGATATAGATCGTTTGTCAGCTCAAATTTATGTTCCTTCAAAGCTTTGATTATCGTTCCGCCCCTGATTAGTTTCTCGACCATGGTGGATACCACTTTTTTGAGTGCATCTTGAAGGTCGCGAACTATATCAATATCACTCTGTCCTTCAAGTTGAAGGTTGACAGGAACATTTATCCGTGCTACTATGGGGTAAGTCTTCGGAATGAAATAAGGCACTTCGGTACCTGGGGGAATCATGCCATACGGAGTTTGAACGGCATATGCCAGCTTTTCGGTGTCGGTTATTTTGGTTTTAAAATGGTCGCTCCCACAAATTGGGCAGACCGTCTTGAATGTATCGTTGCCGCATTCCGTGCATAATGTAGGTTCGATATACTGTACTGCACTTTGTCCGCATTGCTGGCATACCGGCCCGAACATCTGCTGGCCACAACCGGCGCATGTTTCAAGCGGGGTAACTGCCGTGCCGCATTTCCGGCAAGCCTGAATGTCGTCGTCTTGAGGCTCGGAACATTCGGAACAAACGTCTATTCTGCGATAATAATAGCGCGGCAGGTTTTCAATGATGGTGTTGTTGACCCACGAGAACTTGCCAATATCGCCATCGTTGTCTTTTTCCCAGCCAACGCAAAGGGTGACTTTCTCGTCGGTATGAACCCCAACTTGTTCAGTATCGAAATATCTGACGCCTTGATATTCTTCACTTTCGGACTCGACGTCAACACCATACGCACGTTTAATATGCGCTTTACTGACGGAGTACAACACGATGAAGTAGTCAAGTTCTTCGATTTCCGTGGCTCCTTTTGGATATAGGAAGTTCTTTATATGTGGGTTGTCAACGCTAATTACACCGTCTTCATCGACTTTTACGTCAAACAAAGATGTACCCTGTATATAAGTGACGCGCTCATTGACATCGTTTAGGCGGGTCATTGGGAGATCGTCGACAATGTTCTTTACCATATTTTCGGCAATACGAGCCAATTCAATAGCACTTTGCTTTTTGGGGATGGCGCTCACATCAGGAATGGTACTATCGACCATGCCCTCAATAAATTCGTACACCGCATTGACCACTATGTTAGCTTGCTTTTTGACAGTATCGTCGCTGTTTATATCAGGATCGACGTCGTGGGTGCCATTGTATATCAGTTCTCGGTCATTGTATCGTTCCTCGTTGTAATCCGCCATGCAAGTTGTTAAACGTCCTTGCCATTTGCGCAACTTGTCTTGTTCTTTGCTCACTTATTCACCCACTTTTCCGTAAAGTCCATGTTTTAAAGCCCAGGCGTGTCGCTCCATAGGGGGGATCTTATAATAATCAGCCTCAATGTCTTTGGAAACCTTTTTCAATATGTTGGTTTCTTCGCATATTTGCGGGACCATGCTTTGTTGGCCGCGGATCGCATATGCAATGGCCAGAGCCATGACGCAATCATCATGTTTGCCGCTTTGGGCTTCAGGCCTGCCGTCTGCGGCCCGGACAAAGGTTAACATTTCTTCCAGGGTGTTAATATCATGTATCCAATGGGTCCACTCTCTGGCTACAGTCTGAAGTTCTCCGATGATGGATGGCCGGGTTATGCTCGTTGTCTCAAAACCATATGCGGGCTTTATCTGCTGCGTAATCCGGTCATGCGTTTCGCGCATATAGATTTTCCGATAACCCATGCGGGCCAGTTCTTTGACCGGGTGTTTGTCTTTATTGGTTTCTATGCCTATCAGCGCGTTTTCATACCATTCCCCAAGAGCAAAAGCATACCGAGCCAATAAATCTGAATCCGTATGGCCTCGCCACGTGGCCACCTGTTCGCCGGTCACGTTGTCCAGCACTTGCATAACCGAGAAATCGATTCCGCCTTCTGCCGTATCAACTCCAATGACATATGGCCGGCCCTTTATCGGTTCTTTGTAAACAGTTAAGTCGCCGTTTATATTAGGCCTGAAAGTGGCCGTCTTGGCTTTGCAATCCCCGAACGAATCCTGCTCACAGAAAACGTCGCCAACTTGGGGAGCCGTTTCTTTAACAGAATATCGAGTCCGGCACATTTTGAGATGCTCAAGAACTTTGAAGTTTTCAAAGACCGGGGTTCCTGTAGATAAGAAAGCTTCTTCTGGGCAAGACGGGTACTCCTGGTAGAAGGTGTTTATATCTCCGTTACATCGGTTCTGTATGGCTGTTTTGCGCCATTTTATTTGTTGAAGATTCAAACCATAGTTGATGATTAGTTTACGTTCAATTTCGTCCAGCTTCATGGCCGTGAATGCTTTTTCGATTTTCTCTTTGTTAGTACCAGCATTGATGTATTGCTTCCAAAGCGTTTGCTCTTTAATCGTCAATGGCTCCATGTACTCTTTGTGAGAAAACCAGGGGATAAACAGCGGAGTAAAACCATTGACACCCTTCACGGCGTTTTCCCACAGATCTGCAAAAAAGTTAAACCCTTTGGCAGTAGACTCTATAAAGATCATGCCATTATTGGCGGGGACGGCCTGCATAAGTGATGTCATTGTTGACTTGGGATCTCCGGGCCATTTAGCCAATTCCGATAGATGCAAATAGTTGATAGTATAAGAAGACCCTGCCGCTTGGTTCTTGGCGGTTTCTATGAGTATTTTGCTTTGCAGTCCAGGAGGATTGCCGTTATTGTGCGCCGGTTTGGACGGATCAAATGTCGGATTTTCAAAGAGCAAGCCTTTGCCACGGGCCAATCTAACAGCGGGCTTTATCATCTGCGGCGAGTACTGGTAATACCGCAATGCGATGTCGTTAATGTTTACTGCACTATCTTCGTCGAATGAAACGATCATGCCAATTTTGAGCCGTTCAAACTGGACTCTATGATAGATGATACCCTCTATGTCGGTGGAAAACCCAATCTGGCGGGCCTTCAGGATTATGACCATCAACGTGGGTCTGTTTTTGGGATCTGGATATTTCTTTTCCCACTCGTCTACAATTTTATGAAGTTCTCTTTGACCATCGTTTATAACGAACGGGACTATCTCGCTGTTCTTGTCGCGTATTTTCAAACAATTTTCAAAGTATAAATCCCGGTCCCATATCAGTCGCGCTATAGCTTCTTTGCGCGTCGAAAGCATGGTTTTGCGGGTGTACTCTTCACCCTTGATGGCTTTCATCTGTTCAAATTCAGCTTCCCGCTCATATTGCTCTGCCGTCTTCGGTTTAGGCTTTGGCCCAGGCTTTTGGCGGGGAGCATTAGGATCTTTTTTGCGCGGCATTGTTAGTTTTCCTTTTTGCTTATTGCTGCATTAAGTTCTGCGATGAAGCTGTCTGCCGTATGGTCAAGGCCAATCTCGGTGCGATCGGTAAACCCGAAGTTCTTCATCATGAAGATGACAAACGCAGGGTTTCCATTATGCAAAATGCCCCAAGTTTCGTATTGCTCATACAATTTAATCAAAGCTTCCTTGGTTATATCGGCAACAATTTCCACGCCCGGCGATTCGTTTAAAGCCCAATCCTGCAACCTTCTGAATTCATGACAGCCAGCGGCCCGGGTCAGGCCGGTGATCGTCGGCGGGTTGCTTTTATTCGGATGTTCTTCAAAGTACCGGGCGAAAGCCTCCCGCAGTTCTCCGGAGTTTTTATTGGTATATTTTCGCGACCACAATGCTCCGTTATTATTTTTACATTCAGCCATGTTTACACTCCTTTCTAATATGCGATAAAGTGGATGTTATTTGTCCCCTTTAGCAACTTTAAAAAGATCGATCTTGTTTTCCTTAAAAAACGCCATCAATCCATTACCAAGAGATGTGCATAAATTTTCCGAATATTCCTCTGAATAGTTGGCCCCGGTTGTCCACAGAATAGCATGTACCAGTTCGTGGAAAAAAACCCCAATCTCAAGTTGTGGGTTCATGTCTGCGCTTAATGTAATCTCAAGATCATGGGAGGAAAACAACCCCAGAGTAGCGTCGCCTTCATACTCCAAGTCCTCTTCATACTTGACATCCATAACATACGGGCCAACCTTAATTGTTTTTGGAAACCTCATGCTATCCCTCCCGCTTGCTCAAATATTCGTTCAACGCCAAACATATAACATGATAATAAGTATCTCGGCTAGATCTTACAACCTCTTCTAGTCTCTCGGCTATGTCTTTAGGCAAAGCAACACTTGTTGAAGATTGGTTAATGTCTTCCAGTTGGTCCATACAAATACCTTTCTTTTAAAGAGCACGGCCCCCACCCCGACCGAAATCGCCCTTTCGTTCACACCCACATAATCACTTATGTATGTTGTGGTTGGCCTATGCCACTACCCTAGCCAACCCGTGCGGCATCTCCGTACACCGCCGCCCCGCTATCTTTATGTATGACTTGCCGTGGTCCGCATTGTTAAGAGGCGTGGCAAGTTCTGTCAATTAACCACCAATCCCAATAAAAAGACATCTCGGATCAAGTACCCCTAATGCATACCTAATTCTGCCAAAAACAAAGGGATGTTCATATCTTATTCTTAAAGGAGTTCTGTTAGCTTGAACTAATCCGGCTTTTCTAGCGTATACAGAATCAATAACCACCCAGGTACCCGCTCTCAAAGAGGGTATCACGATAATATCGAACGGTCGCTTAAGTTGTTCCACCGCTTGGTAAGCTAGCTCTTTGTCGTATTGAGAGACTATCAATAAATCGCCTACTAAACCGAGCGACTGGCCAGTAGTGTCTTTTTGATTGGCAATCGTTTCTAATGCAATTGATAAACTGGCAACATTTAATTTAATATTCCGGCTGTTGCCGGGGCCAGCAAGCGGTCCGCCTCCTATAATGCGGGCATCCTTTTTGGTAGCGTTGTTAATAATATCAGCCATATTTTTTTGGCGTTCAGCAAAGCACTCGCCAACTACGTTTACCGCCGCCAGCTGGATCTCGTCTAAACAATTTAAAACTCCAACATCACCACGGTATCGGTATTCATTGAGTTCCACAATTAATAAACTACCGAATTCATTTCCAGCAAAATCGGCGATTTTTTTAGCGGAATCGTAAATATCGTCTTGTCGAAAAATTCTCTCAACCCGATCTCCGAACCGTTCCTCAATTCGGTGAAGTTCCGGATATCCTACGCCCTCAATGTTTTTAAATATAATCTGCATGTAATGTTTTGCCTTTCGTGGATTCTATTTGGTCGCAGATAGTCCCGCCCCTCTATCCGCGTTGACCGGCAGTCACACCCGGCCCCCATGACCTTAAAATTTAGAGAAAGCCAAAGTCCCCACATCACTCTCTTTGGCTATTTTGACACTGTCCTCTTTTAGTGCCACCCACGTTCATCACTGTGCGCATAAAGTGATGTGCCCAACAATTTGCTTGCAAGTTTGTCTAGGCTATGTATGTTCCGGCTGATCTTTTTATGCGTCAGTCGGAATCAGGATCAATCGTTTCTTTGTTGTCAAAGACCTTGCGGAAATCTTCTGTGATTTTCCCACCATACTGAACAAAATCTGGATGGATCACTATACCACGATGTTCTCCATCTACTTCAATATACCCTACAATGCGTTTGCGTTCAAATAGTTTCTGAACTTTATACCGCGTGTTTCTGGACATACACATCATGCGTTCAATCTCGGGCCACGTCATAGGCTCTCCAGGTCGTCCACAAAGACCATCGCCGGTCACAACATTGGATTCCCATCCGGCATGCACACACATCATCATAATGGTTCTGAACTCAATGTCCGATAATGCCATGAGCCGCTTCTGGGCTTTTTGTGATATTTTTAGTTGGACATGCTTCGGAGTTCGCCCGTGCCGCTTTTCTTTGGTTTCCCATTGGGCCAGAGTCTCACCAGGTCTTACCACTATTGTCTCGACTCGTATGGCCTGCCCAGTTTCTTCGTCATTGTATTCGCGGGGCGGCCTCAGCCGGTTAAGAGCCATAAGGGAAATTACCAAATTCTTGTATCAACATAGCGCGAACAAAGCGATCGCGCATCTGTTTCCACAATTCTATCTTCGGCCTGTTAAGTTCTGTCATAGCCATACTGCCACCAGGGTCGCCCAATGGGCACGGATACCGGCCACTATAGATCATGCGCAATTCACTCTCGCGTTCTTTTCTCGCGTCAAGCACTTCGTACTCCGGGGCGAACTGTTCTAGTCCAATATTTATTCTTTCGTCCATCAGTTCTCCTTATTGGAATTCTTTTCGGAGGATGTCGGAACAAAAATGCTCGCATGCAGCTTGCCAAATCCTCTGTTCCAGGGAGGTCTTCCGCCGCTCTTTAGTCACCGTGCAATCGCATCCCGGACAGGGAAAACTTTCGCCAAATTCTGTGACCAGTTCATGCCGCCGACGTTCCATCTTGTTAGCGTGTTCATATATCGGAGCATAATCATTGATGTCATAACTCTTCTTGCTCGTCGTTATATCCCCTTCATTATTCGTCGAAATTAACTCTTTTGTGATTGGAAAATTCATGATTCAAAGAGTCCAGGACAAAGGCTTCTTTTGCCATTTCCCATTGGGCTCTCTGGTTTTCTTGCGGGCAACAATACCGCTGTAAAAATTGGACCTCCAGTTCGTTGCGGCGTTGTGCCTTCCGGTATTCAACCCCATACATGGGCGCGTAGTCTTCAATGTTAACGCTTTGGTTGTTCATTTAGTTCTCCGTTTCCTCTTAATAATAAAGACCGAGTCCACGGCCATATAAATCGAAGGCCCATTCGCCAAACTCTTTTTGCATTGCGTCAACTACAAAAGCCGTTTGGCTATCCATCCACTTCTGGTCAACGCAAACGTCCTCTTTTACGTCGGGCCTTGGATATCGATTAGCAAACTTGGTTCTTAATTCTGTAACTCTAGCACACATAGTCAAGGGAACTTTTAGGCCTTGCGGAAAAGGATTATACTTATCAAGTAGGCATTCCAAGTCAAAATTACTAACTTCGTAAATCTTATTCCATCTTTGCCCCCTTGGGTAAAAAGCATGCTTATTAAACAGATTGTTAATAAAAAAACTTGACATTTGCAATCTCCTAAAAAACGGATTGTATTTTTTACGTACAATTGAACACTTTTGCCCCTTTTTGTGTTCATTTCGCGTGCACCATTCAAAGCCCGTATATACCGAAGGTTGATGCCGTTTTCGCCCCCTAAAATCGCTTCACATATCTATTATATCTAGGGGATGTGATATTGAACTCGGTTGTCAAAGAACACTCTCAAAAAAGTAACCTGACCTCTACTTTTAACATACCACATTGGAGCCATAAATTGCAACAGCAAACCCCGCTATATCGGCCTTTTTATAGTGTCAGTAATATATATTCTAACCCATTTTTGAATCAGATTGGACCAGGCAAATTCGAAAGCGGCCTTTTATGTGTTGTGAGTATATGGGGAAGTCCGATCCATACCCTACTCATACGTATATAGGGGAGGGGGTCAGGTCACATATACCCCCCCGGGGTATCCTAAATATAAGAATTGGGAATGGCATAATTATAGCACTGGAATATGGATCATTAGCTTATGCCCTACATACACCAACTAATCATGGGTTGGGATAAAATTAGTTATGTAAATAAAATAATGATATTATCTACATGACTAATCATAGGGCAAGGGTATGTATCTATATATGATCACGCTTACTGAATGTACGCGAGCAGACGCGAGCAAGTGACAGATCTGTAGAGACATGCCGCTGCTGGACATGGACTCGCTCTGCTTTTAGGGAGCAGCTCGTCCAGTCCGCAGCCTGATCGATGATAATACCAGGCCTTTTTAACGCCGGGAAACGGCTGACATTGGCACTTCCCGGCCTCGAACCTTACATATAATACATCTTGATACATGCTATAGCAAAAGCTCTAAATATTATTTATACCCAGAGGGGGTATGCTACTGTAGGCCAGATGTGATGGGTGATGCGAGATGCATGTATCTGCGGATATTATGTTGTGCA